ATGAAAGCGCGTTACCTGCTCTCTACACAGCAGTTCAAAGACCTCTGCATCTGGCTCTTTTGGCTCTCGGCCTACGCCGCCTTCTGCGTGCTGTTCACCCATCTGCTCAAGCAGCTTGGTGCTTTGCTTCTGCATTCCACGTTTGAAGCGGCTTTCTCAATGCTCGCGGCCTTCGTTGCCTTTCTTGGCATCGGTATTCGGATCGTTACGGAGAAATGGCGGTGATGAATGCAAAAGTACCTGCACCGTCCGCACGCACCGGACTGCGACTGCTCTGTCTGCTATGTCAAAAGACTGGGGCCTATCAGCCTGTCGCCACGCTGCACCCAATGCCGCCCCGCTCGCTGTTTTCCGGTCGTTGGCCAAATGCGGCTGGTGAACGGGCACTGGCTGCACGTGAGCAATACGTATCGCTGGGTCTCGGGCTTTACCTGTCCCCAGCACTCACCAACCCCGCGCCCCCCTCGGTACTGGTACGTGGTGGAAAACATCGGCAAGCCAACACCCTACGTCCCGCGCTGGGATCTGTTCGAGCTGGAGAACTGAGCCATGCACGCTAATCGCATTCGCCGTGCTCGTGTCATCGCCCGCCTTATTGATAGCTGGTGCATTCCCGTTTTTATCGGCATCGCCCTTGGTACGGGCTTGAGCGTCTGGCAGCTAGGCGAAGTAGCTCAAATGATCGGCCAACAGTTCTCTGACGCATTAGACCTTGTTGTTCAGTCCTGCGGAGTCACAGAGTAATGCCCGGCATCGTCCTGACCGTCGCCCAAGCCGCTGAGCTGTTGCCCTTGGCCAGCCAGCAGTTGGGCCGCACCCAGCACCAGCAGGACGTCGCGAACGAGAAAGGCATCCCGGAAAACTGGGGTGTAGATGAATGGCAGGAAATCGTGCAGGCCCTACAAGGCCCTGTTGTTCAAGGGGTGGTTTATGTGGCCTGAAGCGTGCGGCTTTATTACCGGGTTACTACTTGCCCAAGTTACGTGGTTTGTTCTCAAGGTTTATTACCACTTCCGCCCGGTCAATAGCCGCGCCCCCGGCTTGTCCGAACACGCTTTACCGTTCGGTCAAACGGAGGCACGGGCGAAGCGCACTATTGAACGCAACCCGAATAAATCAGCCTCCGCTCATGAGTGTGGGGCAGCTTCTCCGCCCCGCGCTCCTGAGCCCTCGGCGGCAAGAGTGGGATGACAAGGGCAAAGCCCTTGGTGTTATAGGCAGAACTAATTACCAAAACAATCAAGAGTGTCATTGCATGCCAATTAGTGCCACTGCGAAAAGCAAGCAAGAATAATGCAATGAGACTTTCAAGCTTTATTTAGCGACAATAGTTTCACCCCGCAGACCGATTAATACCAAGCAATGAAACTTAACAGTTCATTCGCGGGACTCGCTCGGCCTGCAAAAAGGTAAACCGCGCAATAACGCGCAATTGAAAAGAGGAAACACCTAATGGCACGTTCGACTATGGAAGTTGCATTCCTGGGCACTCAGATGACTCAGGTAGAAGAAACCAAATACGCCAAGGTCTTCTACGGCGATGAGCCGGACGGCAAGACCGAACACGGCCTGTCCATCATCGGCATGGCCATCGCTGAAGACGCCGCCGACGAAGTGTTTATGGCCGGCGCTCAGTTCGAGCCCCTGCAACTGGTGCGCATCACCTTCGACGTGGCCCGCGGCGGCCAGAACAAGGGCAAGAACCTCGCCCTGCATATCGAAGCCGTCGATACCAAGCCTCGCACCGCTGCCAGCCCTGCCCCTGCGGCCAATCCCGGCAAACCCGCCGACCCGGCCAAGTCGTAATCGGAGGGCGCTGCCGTGCTGATCGTTGATCGTGTGCTGTGTGACGGCTGTGGTTGTGCCATGGGCCAGCTCTTTGGCCAGCCTGCCGCACAGCCTGACCTGCTCCCCGATCTGCGCACAGCGCCCGAATTCACTTTCTGCCCCGACTGCTCCCGCCAGCCTGCCGCCATCGGCCACGGCTCGGCAGAGCAGCAGGAGGCGCCATGAATTTCATTGTGTGCGATGGCGTATGGGAAAGCGCCGGCCAAACCCCGGTTTGCGTCGGCACGCTCTCGACCATCGCCCTCAGTGAAATCAGCCCATCCGGGCTAACTGCCGAGGATCACGCACAGATCCGGGAACACGCCCTGGTGCTGTTCGCCATCGTCTTCGGCGCTCTCGTCCTGAAAAAGGCACTCAAACTGTAGGAGAAACACCCATGCAAACCTTCAAGACCCTGCGTCGTTCCCTCGGCGCTACCGCTGCCCTCGGTCTGCTGACCGTTCAACAAGCCAACGCGGCTCTGCCGTCTGGTGTCTCCGAAGCCCTGGAAGCGGCCAAGACCGATGGCGTCGAGGTGGCCGGCATCGTCCTCGGCGTGATCATCGCCATCGCCGCCTTCAAGTTCATCCGCCGCGCCCTGTAAGGCGCACCCCAGCAATACAAAGCCCGATAGAGACCTATCGGGCTTTTTCACATGAGGCCAGCCATGGACGCCAACATGCTCACTACCGTCATCATTCTCGCCGCGTTCTGGGCGCTGCTGTTCGGGCGGGTTTGATATGCGCCTGATCAGTGGTGTGCGGCTGTTGGTGGCGCTGGTTGTTGTGGGGTGGGTGCAGGTTGGGTTTGCCGAGGATTACTACTGGGTTTTCTCTGGACAGGAAGAGCGCTACCCGTCTGCTCAATCCGCCTGTTCTTCGCCTCAATTTGGAAATGATTACCGTCCATTGTCGACTACATTTTCAAGCGATGTGGTTGCTATCTGTCGCTATTCACATTCATTAGATTCAAGCGTTGTTGTCACAAAATCAGTCCAGCGATATGGCGATTCTTGCCCTCCTGGTTCTGAGCTCGATCCTGTTACTCGCAAATGTGAGCCGCCACCACCCGATTGCAGCACTGCAAGCCCAGGCATCTTCAAAAGCCCGCCTGCAGGCGTCATCAACTCCAACGGCGCCAACTACGTGGCGACCAGTTCGCCCGGCACCGTTTGCTACAACCAATGCAGCTACCTGACCAGTGACCGCGCCTCGTCGTGCTTCCTCACACCCGGTTCCAAAACCGAGGGTTACTGCAACTACATCGGCAACGCCACCGGCGAGAACTGCAAAGAGCCTGATTACACGCTCGGTGCGCCTGGTGATCCGCTAAACCCGCCGGACACTCCCGACGTTCCTCCGTCCGATCCCAACGACCCTGGCTGCCCGCCTGGCTACGGCTGGTCAGGCACTACCTGCGTCAAGAATCCCACCGATGACGGGGGCAATGGTCCGGGTGACGGTGACGGCGATGGAGACGGCGATTCCGGCGGCGGTGGCTCCGGTGGTGGTGACGGCAACGGGGGCGATGGTGGCGACGGCGGTGATGGCGGCTCCGGAAACGGCGGTGACGGAGATGGTAACGGCACCGGTGGTGATGGCGACGGCAATGGCGGCGGAGACGGCAATGGGGACGGTGACGGCGAAGGCCAGTGCGACCCGGCCAAGGATCCGAACAAGTGCGGCCAGTCCAGCGTTGGCGGTGAGGCCTGCAATGTTGACCTCAAGTGCGAGGGCGATGCCATTCAGTGCGCGATCCTGCGCAAGAACAAAGAGCAGGTCTGCCAGTGGACGTACGACGCCAACGTCAAGAAGCAGATCGCCGATGAAATGGCCGGTGAAGCCTACCAGCTCAAAGAATCTTCCATCCCGGTCAGCGGCCTGTTCACCGAAGCGCTGAACAAAGGCCGTTGGCTGCCGCAGTCCTGCCCGCCGCCGCAGTCCGTCAGCGTCATGGGGCGCACCTACTCCATCAGCTGGGAACCGCTCTGCCGGTTCGCTACCGCCATGGGGCCGATCGTGGTCGCCCTGGCGTCGATCTTCTTTGCCGTCTTCATTGGTCGCGGACTCAAGGGGTCTTGATATGCCATTACTGCCACTGCTTGCCACCTTCCTCGGCTCGATTGTCTCGGGCCTCGTCTTCCGGGCGCTGGCCTCGCTGGGGTTTGCCTACGTCAGCTATGTGGGCATTGGCCGGCTGATCGATCAGGTCGACGGTTACGTCAAAGGCCTGTTCGGCTCGGTGCCGCCCCAGGCTGCCGCCATCCTGGGCATGGCCAAGATCGATGTGGCCATCAACATCATGTTGGCCGCGGTGATTGCCCGCCTGCTGCTGGCCGGCATGGATAAGGTGACCGGCACCATCACCGGCCTCGCCCTGCTAAACAAGGCGGGCGGCTAAATGTTCGTCCTGCGTACCGGCCTGCAGGGCAACGGCAAGACCCTGAACACCATCAAGGAAGTCGATATCAAGGCGGCCAAGGAAGGCCGCGAAGTCTTCTATCACAACATCACCGGCTTCAAGCCTGACCATGAGGCGCTGCAAGCTGTCTGGACGCAGTTCGACAACCCGCACGAATGGTACGAACTGCCACAGAACGCGATCATCGTCATCGACGAAGCCCAAGAGTTTTTCCGGGTGCGCCCTGCAGGCTCTGCCGTGCCCAGGTACGCCAGCGCCCTTGAGGTGATGCGCAAGAAGGGCCACGAGCTGCACTGCATCACCCAAAACCCCGGGCTGATCGATACCCACTTCCGCAAGCTCTGCAATTCGCACATCTACTACGTCCGGGGCCACAAGGGCCAAGTGATCAAGCGCTGGGAGTTCGAGCGCGTGAACATGGATGTAGAGAAGAAGAACGACTTCGCCGAAGGCCAATCGACCCGCATCCTGATCGACAAGAAGTACTTCGGTGTTTATGAGTCCATCGCCCCCGGCTCCGAACATCACTTCAAGTTCAAGCCGCCCCGCGCTCTGTTCGTGCTGATCGCCTGCGTCCTGGGCATCGGCTATTTCGGTTACGGCGTATACGAGCGGCGCATCGCGCAGACCAAGCCTGAACCCGAAGCCGTCGCGCAGGCTCAGGCCGTTGAAACAGGCGCCGCCGTGCCGGCTCAGCAACCTGCGCAATCAACGCGCGCGCCCGTGAGCGAAGCCGACTACCTGGCCCTGCGAACGCCCAGGCTGCCCGATGTGCCCAGCTCGGCGCCGATCTATGACGACGTTACCCGGCCCGTGACCTATCCAAAGCTCTCCTGCATGCACACCGCCGATACCGAGCTGATCGAACGTAACCACCAGCGGTTCGTCGTGGGCTTTCGTGAGGGCAAGCTTTACGGCTGCCGGTGCAATACCCAGCAGGGCACGCGAGCGGTGGTTTCCTTCGATGGCTGCATGGCCTACGTCAACGAAGGCGCGTTCGATCCGGCCAAGCCTGACCGGCTGCCCGCCAACGAGCTGTTGCCGCCGCCAGAACACCAGACCGCCTCAACCTCAACCGTCACCCCGCAAGCCCCACAAAAGGCCGCTGGCAATCCTGCCTGGCCGTCAGTGGCTGGTTATGAGGGTTCGCTATGAGTCGGGTACGCGTCCACGCCACGCGCGGCGGTGTGGTTGCGTGCGAGGAACGAGCGCGCGGATGCGCCGCCGCGCGGGCGCTGACGTCCCTGTAACACGTCAGAAAGATGCAAATACACAGTGTCAATTCGTGTCAATTTGGAGCAAACAAACAATGGCAGTTAAAGACCTTCTCAGAGTTAACCGGGAATTCAAGGAAACGCCGGATGGCCGTGTCTTTTTCGATTCCCATACCGCCGTCATCACCGATCTGACTAACGTTCGCCTGCTGCGCTGTGGCGTCGATACCGTGCGCCAGTTGTATCGCGGTCTGATCCGCCCTGAGATCATGTGCCTGTTTGAGAAACCTGGGGCCATGGTCGAGTTCGCTGGCCAGATCTGGCACTCGGGCCGTGTCAGCAAAGACTCTGGTTACCAGTACAAGCTCCAGAACGCTGACCTGGGCATCATCCTGTTGGTGAAGAACTTCAATGCCAAGATCGACGCCATCGGCGCCCACCTGAAAATCGAAGTATCGCCCCATGCCATCGACGCCCTGTCGCCTGAGCGCCTGCAAGACCGCATGGACTACTACGCCTCGGCAGTGCTGACCCATCGTGAAATCAACCAATGCGCCGTCCACCTCGCACTAGACCTGCAGGGCTGGAAACCGCCCGTAGATCTGGTCGCCCGTATGCACTGCCGTGCACGCACCCAACGCGACATTTCCGGCATCAATGAAATCAACTGGACCACCAAGTCCAGCACCTACGGTCGTGGCGAAACCTTCATGTTCGGTTCGGCCAGCGGTGTGCAACTGGCGATCTACAACAAGACCGAGCAAGCCCGGGCCACTGACAAGCTCGACTACTGGGAAAGCGTCTGGAAGCGCCGCGACAGCTTCGACCCGCAAGACCCGGACAACTATGATCCCGACGCTGACGTGTGGCGTGTAGAGCTGCGCTATCACCACTCTGTCATCCAGCAATTCGCCAGTGGCTCAATCGACCTTAAGTCCGGGGCGCTGATCGATACCAGCTCCTTTGCCGCCTTCGCGGGGCATCTCGACGGTCTGTGGCGCTATGGCCTGCGCCAATTCAAGCTGCTCTGCCGCCCTGGCTATTTTGAACCGATCTGGACGCTGATCCGTGAAGACGTGCGCGTTGATCTGCCGGTGGACTCGCTGCTCGATGACACCGAATACAAACGCTACTACAAGACCTCGCGTGGCTTCTCCGGCAAGAACGTGGAGCTGTTCCTGGGAAACTTTGTAAGCCTGCTGGCAAGGGAAAAGGTGGGCGCAAAAAAGGCGTTTAAGACCCTGCAGCAATGGGACTGCTGGCCGGTCATCCGCGATCACTACGCCGCCAAGGAAATGACCCAGGACGATCTTTATAAACACATCAAGGATCTGCTGACGGAGCGGCATGTTCGGTGGGGGCGTGCCGTCTGATGGCAATCGAAAAGCTCCCTGACGGCCGCTGGAAAGTCGATGTAGAGCCCATAAAGGGCAGGCGTTTTCGGAAGACGTTCAAGACCAAGGCAGAGGCAACTCAGTTTGAAGCGACCTGTCGTTCCAAGTGTGCAGAGTCTCCATCTTGGACGGTTAAGCCCAAGGATCGTCGCAAGCTCTCCGATCTGTGTCGCCGCTACTACGACCTGCACGGCCACACCCTTGCTGACGGCCCCGCTCTGCTTCGCACTCTTGAGAAGCTGGTCAAAGACCTTGGCAATCCCGTTGCCGTCACCTTCACCGGCAACGCCTTCTGTGAGACGCGGCGCCTGCTATTGGAAGAAGGCATTCAGGGCAAAACGCTGAATAATCGGCTGGGCTATCTGAAAGCCGTATTCAACGAGCTGCGCCGCCTTGGTGATATCGACTACCCGAACCCGTTGATCAACGTCCGCCCATTGCGTCTGCAGGAACGCCCGCTGTCGTTTCTCTCGTCTCACCAGATCAAACAAGTGCTCGATGCTCTTGATCAGCGCACCACAAGCCCTGCCCTTGGTTTGATCGCTCGTGTGTGCCTCTCGACAGGTGCCCGCTGGGGTGAAGCACAGGCTCTTACGCCCGAACGCGTACGCAACCGTATGGTGACCTTTGCGAACACCAAATCACGTCGTACACGGTCGATTCCGATCAGTAGCGATCTTGAGGCCGCCCTGCACGCTCACTTCAAGCGGTACGGCCTGTTCACCAACTGCATGCTCAGCTTCAGCCGCGTTCTCGACACGACGTCGATCAGCCTCCCGGCCGGTCAGGCTACCCACGTGCTGCGGCATACGTTCGCCAGCCACTTCGTGATGCGCGGCGGCAACATCCTCACGCTGCAGAAGATCCTGGGCCATACCTCGCTAGCGATGACCATGCGCTACGCGCATCTGTCCCCTGATCACCTGCAGGACGCTTTGCGGCTGAACCCACTGAACGACGAAGAGCCATTAACATGACGTACGACTTAGCGTACGATGCGAGCATCCCCAAGAGGCCAAGCATCATGCAAATACTCACCGCAAGCGAAGCACGCACCAATCTGTATCGCCTGATGGATCAGTCCGCGGAATCTCATCAGCCGATTATGATCTCGGGCAAGCGCACCAACTCCGTCCTGGTCTCGGCTGAAGACTGGGAAGCCATCCAGGAAACGCTATACCTGCTGTCCGTTCCGGGCATGCGCGAATCCATCAAAGAAGGCATGGAAGAGCCGGTAGACGACTGCGCTAAGGAACTGGACTGGTGACTTGGCAGCTCGCATTCACAAAACAGGCTCAGAAAGACGCCAAGAAGCTTGCTGCGGCAGGCTTGAAGGACAAGGCCAAGGCCTTACTGGATGTGGTACAGGTGAACCCCTTCCAGAACCCGCCACCTTACGAAAAGCTGGTGGGCGACCTGTCCGGTGCCTACTCGCGGCGTATCAACATTCAGCACCGGCTCGTTTATCAGGTGCTGCATGATGAGCACGTGGTCAAGGTGCTGCGGCTCTGGACCCACTACGAATAA